TGCAGTTACTTGGTGTATTTTCGATAATGCTAAAAAGTATAGCGAAGCCAATAGAATTAAAGATTTAGATTTAAGACTATGTAGCATGGAAGTTGATTTGGCTATCCATAAAAAAATGGCTAAAAACGCAAAAGACCCGAGCAATAAATGGATATACCTCATCAAATTGCAAGAAGATAATCTTAAGAAAAAGATGATGTTAAACGAGATGAGTTCCTATATAAATACATCTAAGACTATTCAGGCCCAAAAGTTCCGTAAAACAAAAAAGCCCGATTTTAGTCATATGAGATAAATACATAATCAAAACGGAAGATTAACCCTATGAGACTTAATGATTTAGACAACAAAAACTATGCTGCCAAGGCACTTGCCGAAAATTTCGAAATGGATTTCGATGTATCTGCTTTGGATAAAGTAAAGACAAGAGCCATGCTAAGTAAAGTACATGGTCTCATTAAGGAGTCAAGAAGTTCTGCTGAATTTTATAAGAATTCAAACAGTCCTGCTTATTTAAAACTAGTATTCATGGCCGAAGCATTGACACAGCGTTATCAGGAACTAAACAAGATTCCTACACGCATTGTATTAGAGAACGAAGAAGTAGAGAAATCTCAAGTAATTCTTGCCGCTCAGGACATGGTTGACAGTATTCAGAAAATGTATGAAGATGTTAACGACATGCTAGTAAAAGAACTACCTGCCCTGGTCGATTCTATCCAGTCTGAAATCGGTGTTAATGAAAGTGAACAGTTCAACACTCAGGCATCCGAGACTCTTACTACTCTTAATACAACATTACAGCAAGCAAAAACCTCACTACAATCTGCACTCGGCGGATTAACAGGGCAAGGTGGTGCTAGTTTTGGAGCAGACATGGGCGCCGGCTTAGGCGCTGATATGGGAGCACCTGTTCCCGGTGAAGAAGAAGTCGATGTAGATACAGACATTTCAGCAGAGATTCCTGCACCGGCTGCACCTGAAGAAGAACCTGAAGTAGCACCTGGCGCTGGAGTAGGTAGAGCAAAGAGGTAACTAATGCGCCTCTATGAATTTGCCGATGAAAGTTCTTACGTAACTAAAATCGTTGCACTATCAAATCAGTTAAAAAACGACCTAGACAACGGAGATATTCCATTAGATTTCTCCGTTGACAACCTACAAGACTATTTTAGAAAATACGATGTTATCTTAGATCGTGATGATCTGTATAACATGATTACAAAACAACCACTTAAAGATGTTATTAGAAATATCCAAGGTGACAAAGTTGTATTTAAAGGTCAAGATGCTCCAGGCGAAGCACCGCAAGACCAAAATCAAAAAGTTGTCGCACAGATGGCTAAAAACGCACTCAAAAAATAATCCATAATCGTTGACATTCGCAAAAAACTTATCTATACTGTACAGTAAGATAAAATAAATATTTGCATGCTCACAGTAACAGAACCCGCACACGAAAAAATTATAAAGCACTTAACTAAGCGTGGAAAGGGCCTTGGCATACGCATTGGTGTCAAGACCACTGGCTGTTCCGGTTTGGCTTATGTACTTGAATTCGTAGATACTGCTAATGAAGAAGATATCAAGTATGAGCAAGATGGGTATGCAGTTTTTGTTGATCCAAAGTCACATGTATATCTAAATGGAATGACTGTCGATTACAAAAAGAATGGATTGAACGAAGGGTTCGAATTTGGTAATCCTAATGCCAAAGATCATTGCGGCTGTGGCGAAAGTTTCAGAGTATAAATGGCATTAGAAATCTCGCATCTAGTCGTTAACGGGTGTAGTTTTACGTATTGTCAGGGTTTATATGACCCTCCTACAGAAGGCTGGCCAAGATTATTAGCAGATAAATTAGGTGTTCCAGTAGTTAACCTAGCGGCACCTGGATCTAGTAATGATGGCATACATCGCAGAACATACGATTACTTTTATAAAAATTTATCTAACAACTCTAAACCATTCTATATAATGGCAATGTCGCAAAACACAAGAAGAGAAGAGTATGTAATATACCGTGATCACAGAATGTTACAGGATTACACCAATATATCATCTAATGACAGAGAAACACTGTCTAAAGAAATTTTTAAAAATATGGATGACAAGGGCATTGCATTAATGGAATTTCAAAAGTTAATGAAGTGGAGATCACTAATTAACTTATTTGAAGCACATAATGTTCCCTTTGTTACATCTGATTATTTTCCTGATTTTACTGAAGGAACCTTTGTACAAGACTATATTAAAAAGAATTATCTTGCACTTTATATGTCTATTCACACTCATCCAAACACATTAAAGTGTTTCACTCAAATTACTAGACCCTATCCCAAAGCATTAGATAATGGTCATGATGGTAAAGAGGCACAAGTAGTATTAGCAGATTACATCTACAATCAAATTATTAAAAGATATAAAGAAATTAAACCAGTCGATTCAGAATTTTTATCACTGAAAAATTTTAAGACACAAAACTTTCCGCAGTTTGAAGATCAAAATCGATGGTATAGATATGAAATGGGGTTACCAAGAAAATATGGCCTTGACGAATAAATTTAACTACGTAGAATTAAAACGAGAAACGATTGACGGCTCACGCAAGTACGTGACACCTGATGGCTTTAAAGTTCCTAGTGTAACAACAATTCTTGATGCCACTAAGACTGAAGAAAGTAAGAAGGCACTACAAGAGTGGCGCAAGCGTGTTGGACCTGAGAAGGCTCAACAAATTACCACTGAAGCCGCAGGTCGTGGAACACGTATGCACAAGTGGCTTGAGAACTATGTAAAGACAGGAGAAACAGGTGAGCCCGGAAGCAATCCATATAGTATGCAATCACATCAGATGGCGCATTCAATCATATCTAAAGGACTATCCAACTGCACCGAGTTCTGGGGCACGGAAGTATCTTTATATTTTCCTAAAGTTTATGCTGGGACCACAGACTTAGTAGGTGTCCACGGTGGTCAAGAAGCAATTATGGATCACAAGCAAACAAACAAGCCCAAAAAGCGTGAATGGATCGATGATTACTTCATTCAAACTGCGGCTTATGCTACTGCACATAATGAAGTTTGGGGAACAAATATACGCAAAGGCGTAATCTTTATGTGTTCAGCGGCCAATGAATACCAAGAATTTATTATCGAGGGAAATGAATTCGACGGGTATGTTTCCAAATGGTACGATAGATTAGAGCAATATTACTCTAAGTTCATTTAGGATTTAGAAACTTAAAAGCATAAATAAGTGTAATCAATGGGTAAAGATTACACTTATGGCAATCGTACAGATATCTAAAATTCAACAAAGGGCGGGTAATTTAGTTGACCTCCCTCAGTTAGACGAAGCCGAGTTCGGCTGGGCGTCCGACACTAAGCGCCTGTTCATTGGTAAAACTACTCCTAATGAAAATATCGAAGTTTTAACTGGGTATTCTGAGATTAGTTTTAGCCAAATTGACGGCAGCGGCGGCGGAAATTTAAACATTTCTAATGCTCAAACAGGACAAATATTAACTTATGTTGATTCTACCAATACTTGGATTAACTATACAGGTAACATTGAACCATTAGGTAATACTAAAATTCAGTTGGGCCCTGTAGAAAATCTTAAGATTGAGGGCGGAGCCATTGGCTATGTCTTAGAAACAGATGGCTTAGGCAATCTATCATGGACACCTAAATCAACTATTATTGCGTTTATTCAGAACGTAACTAAAGCAAATCCAGGTGTAGTTACTACTACACAAGACAATTTCTTTACTGATGGTGCTGAAATCACTATCACCGATGCCGCAGGTATGACACAGTTAAATGGTCAATCATACTATGCTAACGTTCTTACATCTAATACATTCTCATTATATTCTGATCCTGGATTGACCGTTACCGTCGACACAAGTGGATTCAGTACATATGACTATACCACAGTAACCGCAACTACTGTTGCAACTAATATTATTACTGTGGGTAATAGTGCATTGTTCTCATTAAACCAAGAAGTAATGTTCTTAGGTTCATTGAGCAACAGTGGATTACAAAACGACACACCTTACTATATTAAAACAATTAACAGTGGTACAGAAGTAACTGTTTCTAACACACTACTTGCTAATGGTTCAGCAGGCAACGCATTATCATTACAAACTACTGTACTATCTGCAAATATGTATGGTACAGGTGGTAGAGTAGTTTCATCCGTATCGGGCGGTGGTACTTCTGCCGCTGAAGGTTCAAACACAACTATTCAGTTTAACAACAATAATATTCTTGACGGTGACGGAGACTTTACATTTAATATTGGTGTATCACCAAAGTTGATGAGTCTCAATGGTAATGCTAACGTTGGCAATTTGAATTCAAACGGATTGGTAACAGCAACACGATACATTTCTAATATTGCAACTGGTACAGCCCCAATCACTGTAACATCAACCACACGTGTTGCTAACTTAAACGTTGCATATTCAAATGTAACAGACTTTGTTAATATCACTACTGCAACAACTGGTACATTCTACCCAATGATGACTAATGCATTGACGGGTAATGTTGCTGAATTTGCAAACTCAGCATTGACCTTTAATGCTTTAACAGGTAACTTATCAACTACACTATTGAACGTTACGACTAACGCAAATATTGTAGGTAATTTAGGTGTTACTGCCAATGCTATTGTAAACAATTTTGTATCTAACAACTTTGCTAACGTTGGTGGTAACTTAAATGTTACTGCAAATGCAAACGTAACTGGTAACTTGAATGTTACTGCTAATGCAAACATTACAGCAAATCTATCAGCAAACAACGGCGCCATAGGCAATCTATTAACAGTGGGAGCCAATGCAAACGTAACTGGTAACTTGAATGTTACTGCTAATGCAAACATTGGTACAAACTTACACTTAACTGGTACTGCATTTATGGGAGCAAATGCAAATATTACTGGTAATATCAATGTAACAGCAAATGCAAACGTAACAGGTAATTTACATTTAACCGGTGTCGCATTCTTAGGTTCAAATGCAAACGTAACAGGCAACTTAAATGTAACAGCAAACGCAAATATTACTGCAAACTTAGCATCCAATAATGCCGCAATTGGTAATCTATTAACAGTGGGTGCAAACGCAAATGTTACCGGTAACCTAAATGTAACCGGAAATATCTTTGGTGCAAACCTATATCAAAATGGTACAAGAGTATTCAAATATACTGCGGCTAATACTGCACCTAGCAATCCAGTTGCAGGTGATCAATGGTATTATATTGCCAGTGACATTCTCTACTCATATATCAATGACGGTACTACTAGTCAGTGGGTAGATATATTTGATCCAAGTTTTCCACCTAGTGCTACTTCTGCAACTGCAAATACTATTGCTCAACGTGACTTGAATGCAAGTTTAACAGCAAATATTTTTTATGGTACCGGTGTAAGAAATACAGGTGCTAATGCTACAGGTAATATCGGCAGTTCAAGTGGTTATTTCAATACAGTATTTGCTCAAGCAACATCAGCACTATATGCTGACTTGGCAGAAAAGTTTGAAACTGATCAAGTATATCCAGTAGGTACAGTAATTGTTATCGGTGGCGAGAAAGAAGCAACACAGTCAACAGTATCACATGATACTAAAGTTATTGGAGTAATCTCTGACAAACCTTCATATCTAATGAATGCTGGTATAGTTGGTCAACCAATTGGTTTAACTGGTCGTGTACCTTGCAGAGTTATTGGTAAAGTACGTAGAGGTGATATTCTTGTTACATCAGATATTCCTGGTGTAGCACAAGTATTAGATCCAGTTAACCATAGACATGGTTGCACATTCGCTAAAGCCCTTGGTGAATGGAATGGTGAAGGTGAAGGCATGATTGAAGTTATTGTAGGGAGAAACTAATGGCTTGGCCAGTATCACCAACTAATGGGCAACAGACAACTATTGCCAATGTTCTATATCAATATAATTCTAGTTTAGGCGTTTGGACTAAAGTTCAACTTGCGCAGCCTCCCTACATTAGCGATGGCAATAACGTAACAATTTCAGGTAACTTAACTATTCCCGGCACAATGTCTGCCGCATCATTCAGTGTTGCTAACGTGTCAGTCGGTAACATTACTGCTACAGGAAATATTACAGCAGTCAATTTCAATGGTAACGTTGTAGGTAACTTAACCGGCATTGCAAGTAACGCATCATTCGCAACATTATCTGCTACAGCAAATACAGTAGCAGGTGCTAATGTTACAGGTCAAGTACCTTATGCGGCAATTGCCAACTCAGTTAGTGGCGGAAACGTTTCTGGACAAGTTAATTTTGCCGCAACGGCTAATAGCGTAGCAGGAGCAAATGTTAGTGGCGCAGTAGCTTTGGCTACAAGTGCCACAAGTGCCGCATCAGCAAACAGTGTGGCAGGTGCTAACGTATCTGGACAAGTGAATTTTGCGGCTGTAGCAAATAGTGTTGCAGGCGCAAATGTTAGCGGTACAGTAGCAACTGCAACTGTTGCAACAAGTGCTACAACAGCGGCTACAGTAACAACGGCTGCTCAACCAAATATAACTAGTGTTGGTACACTAACCTCACTGACTGTATCAGGTAATACAACTACCGGTGGTTTAAAAACAGACAACTATTATTATGCTAATGGTGTATCAATTAGTTTTTCAGGTACATACAGCAACAGTAACGTTGCGGCATACTTACCTACATATACAGGAACAGTGGGTGCTACTGCACTAACAACAGGTGCTAACTCTACAGCAGGGTCAATCACAGGTAACTGGACATTAACTGCTGGTTCAAGACTACAAGCAACATACGCTGACTTGGCAGAATATTATGAAGCAGATCAAACTTATAGCCCCGGTACAGTGGTAGAGTTTGGCGGCGAAAAAGAAGTTACATTAGCAACTGATGGTACAAGAAGAGTAGCAGGTGTTATTACTACTAATCCGGCATATATTATGAATGCAACATGTCCTGGAATTCTTGCGGCAATTGCATTGCAAGGAAGAACACCTTGTAAAGTGAGAGGTGTAATTAAGAAAGGTGATATGTTAATTTCGGGCGGTAATGGATTTGCTAGACCTGAATTATCACCTTCAATTGGTACCGTAATTGGAAAAGCATTACAAGATCATAACGGTGGCGAAGGCGTAATCGAAGTCGCTGTAGGCAGAATATAAATATACTAAAGGATAACTAAGATGGCATCATACGTTTATACCGCAAATAGTTCGGCAGTAGCATCAGCTAATATTGCAACTGATAAGATCAGAATTGCTACTACTGATAGCCCTATTCATTATACAACCAGTTTCCCTAACGTAGCGTTAACTGGAACTGTTACCTGTGCTACTAACAGCCCCAACGTGACAGGTGTAGGAACTGTTTTCACTACTCAATTAACAGTGGGCAGTTGGATTGGAAACACATCAGGAAATACTGTAGGTATTGTAGCATCAATTGCTAATAATACTAGTTTAACACTAAGTGCAAATGCGGCAGTGGCAATATCAAATACTACAGCAAGATATAATCCATATGGAGTTCCCTATACCGTAGCAACTGCGAATAGCGAGATTATTCCTGCTAACACAGTTGAAAATAGCATCATTGTTGGTCAGGGAAATATCGTTTCATTCATAGAGGTGTCAGGTGTAACTGCAAGTTCCGCACCATTCTCAATTACTGAATTGGGAATGCCGCATGCTAATACAGGAACATCAGGATACTAATCTAAGTTCATTGAACTTATTTTTATTGTGAATTAACATTTCTCGCTGGCTTAACCAAAGATCATATAATTCATTAGCACTTTTACTTGATAGCACCTTTAGTTGAGAAATTAAAGGTGCTATTTTTCCACTATCCAATTCTATATTCTCAAACATTATACCTGGAGTAATAAATCCTAAATTTTTAAGTACATTACTAATATTACTGTTTCCATTTATTAAGAATGGGCGCATACCCATGATAGGTTTCCAAGTCTTTTCAGTTAATTGCCATGGATCAGTTGGCTCAGTTTCAGAAACAATAACACAATATGAATTATTCCAAATATTCATGTTACCCAATGATTGTAAATCTTCAGGTCTACTAAAACGCAAATCCGGAGAATGCAGTTCTTGATCAGTGTTTCCAGAATATGAATCTACCTCTGGAAATTCTCCATGCTCATATGTTACCCAACCAAACTTTAATAAATCGTTGTCAATAATTGTTTGAACTAATTCTTTTCTATGATATTTGGGTTTTCTATTATAAGATAGAAATGTATATTGAGGAGAGGCGCGCAATGACAACTCATCTAGATTATACTCTTGCATCCAACTAGGTATCCAAGAGTACCAATTATTAGGGCCAAACCCTTCCATCTCAACAGTATAACCCATATCAATCAGTTGTTCATATATAGGTTCCCTTGTAAACCAATAAGCACCGTCAACATATGCAGTAAGATAGATTTTAGTAGAATTTTCTATTTTATATTGGTCTATCCAAGACAATAATTCGTTAGTTTTGTCACGTTCGAACCATGTTAGATTGACTATCAAATTTGACTGATAGTTACTGGTTGCTGATATGTGTCTTTTTAATTTTTCAATGGATTTATACTCATTTTCTCCTATGCATATAGGATCACAAGTATAAAAATGTCCGTAAGTTTCAATGATCATAGTGTATTTAAGTCATCAGGTATTTTACGCAAAAAAGATAAATAGTTTGTACACTCTCATGGGGAGAGTTTATGCAGTACCCCACTGCGTAGTGACTAGAACTCACTAATTTCAAAGGAGAAACAAATGGGACGCCCACTAAAAATCGCAAAAGCACAAGCCGTTGTTACTATTACTGCAACAACTGGCGCAACTGACCTTGTAACAACGTCAGCAAACTTCACAAATCTTGGTATCATTGCAGGTATGCCATTCGTAATTCACACTACAACAGGTGGTCTTACTGCTGGTACAACTTACTGGATTCTTCAAGTAGTTAATGCTGGTAATAACAGTACTTTCACTGTTTCAGCAACACCATTAAATGCTAACCCAACTAACACACCAGTTGACTTATCTAACGCTGGTCCTGTAACTGTTTCAGCAACAGTAGCGCCAGTTGATGCATATTTTAACAATCCAAACGGTGGTGATGGTTACCCAGCAACAAACGCAAATACTTACTCAGTAGTAGGTGGTAACACAGCAATCTATGGTACACAAGTTCTTACTAACGTTGCTATTGGTGTTAATGGTACAGGTACACTTTATGCTTCTGACGCAAGTAACGTTGTCGGTGGAGCAGGTACTGATTTAGCCAACATTGCAGCCGATTCAGTTATTCAATATGTCAACTCATCAGGTTCTTTAGTAACTTTAGGTTATGTTGATACTGCAACTGGTGTAACATCTGTAGCAGTTGCGAACACTAAAAACACTGGCAACTTCGTCAGAACAACTGGCAACGCACAAACATTGTTTGAAAATCTACCAGTTACATTTGACGCTAACTTAGGTGGTCTAGTTACAGGAACTACTTATTTCGTATTGTCAATTGCTAACACATCTGCATTTACTGTTTCTACAACAGTTGGTGGTGCAGAAGTTGACTTGTCAGATGCAACAGGTACACCTAATGCACTACAAGATACAACACTTTTAGTTGCTAACGCATCTGCTAATTTGTCCGGTGCATCATATGTATATGCAACTCCAGAAGCAGGTTTCATTGTTCGTCAGAAGGGCAAGCAGAAATATCTTGTTAAGGGAACATCATCAGGTCTAACTGGTGCTTGCTATACTGCTAACGTTGCTAATACTGCAATGCTACCAAACACAATGACAATTACTGCAACTTATGCAAACACATCAACTGTACTAGTACAGTCATTAAGCGACCATACTGCTGAATTGTTTACTGCTGATTCAGGCGTAACTGCAACTGAGACTGACAATATTAACAATGCAAGCCCTGCATTCTCAACATTCAACACCGCATATGCCGCAAACACATACGGTGGTCAGCCTTACCCAATCGTTACAATCGGCGGAGCATAATAGATGGCACTCTCTGTTCAACAGCAAAAACAAACTGAGACAGAGATTGCAGTCCTTCAAGTCCAGTACAAAAATCTAGATGAAAAATTCGATGATTTAAAAACTGGACTGAAGGATCTCCGTGACCATATTGATAGCCATATGGAAACAACTCATAATATGATTAAAGATTTTCAAACAGAAAATAAAAAACAGCATGATGAGGTTAACAAAAAAGTTAATGCACTAGAAAAATGGCGCTGGATGCTTATGGGAGCGGGAATATTAGCCGGGGCGCTTGGGTGGCCTGCGTTAAGTTCGCTGTTAGGAATATAATAATAGGGGCTACGGCCCCTATTATTTTATCAACGATTTTAATTTTTCAATAACAATATCAATATTCACAGTAGAGAACAAGCCGGGATGTAATGGTTTCGGATAATGATCTTTCTCTACCCACGCATAGCCTACATGTTCATTGTTGAGAATGGGGATAAACTCATTATCTATTTGGCAAAAAAATGTATGATATGTAAATCCACCGTTACTGAATTTTTGTATAGGTATTAGTTTGATATCAGGGTTAGAAAAACCCATCTCTTCAAGGCACTCACGCTCAATGCCTTCTAATAATGTTTCATCTTTTTCAATGCCGCCACCTGGAATACTCCAAGTTGGACTTTGTTTATCTGATCTTAATAGATAAAGGAATCGATTAGTTGAAGAACTATAAAAGAATACACCGGCGGCCTGCTTTGTCATGTTAAATTACAATACTATAGTCGCCTTGATCATACCAACCTTCATATGATTTCATCCACATGTCATTAGTATATCTATATTGAATATTAGTTGTCAAGTTAGTTACGAATTCAACATCAGTTGCGGCTTGAGAGTTGAACGATACTACCCATTCACTACCGTTATATTCGATAATGTCATTTGCATTTGCAACCAAATCGCCCCATGCTATTGTACTAGACCCGTCACTACCGATGTTTTCTACAATCAAATAACGTCTTCCGGCAACTGGCCCGGGAAGTCCTGCATTAGGACCTGTTAATAATGGATTAACTACGCTGTCAACTGGGTCTAAAGTATTTTGTGGCAGTGTGTCCGGGTCAATATCATAGATTAAGAATCTATCATCTAGCGGGTCAGGAACAATTGTACCTACAATGTCATCATCCATATATGGATTTTGTAACCAAATCTGACTAATACCTGGCTTTACTTTACCATAAACGTTTAACAAACTTGTCCAATACAAACTA